ATTATCTCAATTCTACTTCCAGTATTGGGATCTATTGGGTGGCTAGTTCATAAAATAAGCTATATTGATCAAAGACTTTCTAGATTGGAAGGATATATTGAAGGTAGAGACAATTATCTAAAGGTTAAAGGAGAGTAAAATGGATTGGACGCAATTAATAACCGTTTTTGCAGTAATTGATTCTGGTGCACCCGCAGGACTCTTTAACAACATTGTTGGTGAGTATTGCGTTGTTGAGTTTTTTACTTGCCCCAACGGTAAGAGCACAATGGAAGGCTCAGGAGCATCCAGCATTCCAGTATCTACCGCAGCAAACCTCACACACGGCACTGAGATGATGTCAATTATGAATTTAGTTGAACCTTCAACTAAGTTAGTCTCTATTCGTATTGTTGGAATTACCGCAAATAATCTTCCAGCCGTATACACCTTGGCAGCAGTCAAGTCAGACCTTGATTGGATCATCTTAAACCAATCTAAATACAACATCAAGGTTGTCAATATTTCACAAGGTAGGATTTTTGCAGGATGCGCTGTTCCTGCAGGATTAACAGAAGATGTAACTACTTTAAAGGGACTTGGAGTAACTGTAGTTGCTGCTACAGGTAACGATAGCAACCGCACCGCAATGATGTCCCCAGCCTGTGTGCCTAACGTGGTTTCAGTGGGTGCTACAGACAATCCAGATCCAGGAACAACAGGTAAAACTTGGGATCCAAAGGCAAAGCCCTACATTGCTCGTTACAGTAATGGTAATGATCAAACCAGTTACTACACCAATGGTCGCTACAACACTCTTCAACCCAATGGTAAGACCAAATTTATGGTGGGCACATCTAATGCTTCAGCAGCGATGTCTGCGTATTTACTCAACCATCAGATAACCACAACTACTACTGCAAGCAATGAATGGTTAACAGGAAAATATGTCTTCATCCAATAAACAAACGATTCTTGAAGAAGCACAGAGTCTAATTACAGGTGATCGTAACTACACTTATGATCACCCGTTAGACAATTTCAACAGAATTAAAAAAGGTTGGGAAGTTATCTTTGGTATAGAAATTACTGAAGAACAAGTAGGATTAGCAATGGCGTGGGTTAAAATTGCTAGGGAAGCATACATGCACAAACGAGACAACCTGACGGACGGAGCGGGTTATCTTGGTACTATTGAAATGGTGATAGAAGAAAGAGAACTCCGTGCCAACAAAACTGATTGAAGGAAAGAGTATCCTCAAGGACTCTTCTGTCTACATCGGGTTAGATCAATCTTTAACAGGATTCGGCTTAACTATTCTCAGTAAAGACGATCCCACTCAATATCTTACGTGGGTATACAAATCATCTTATTTTGGTATTGAAAGACTGGCGGATATTCGTCAATGGATTACAGACACTCTAGCCTTTGCTGAAGAACACTGGGTTCTTGAAGACATTGCTATGGAAGGAACTGTACTAGCCAGTCAAGCAGCCCTTGTACTAGGAGAGTTGTCAGCGACTGTCAGGCTCGCCATTTTTGATTTTTTTGAAGAAGGAGATGATCGTAGGTTTCCCTTAAAAGTTCCGCCCATGACCCTCAAGAAATACGCAGCAGGAAAAGGCAACGCTAAAAAACAAGAGATGCTCATGCAGATCTACAAACGTTGGGGTATTGAGTTCAACGATGATAATGCCGCAGATTCTTACGCTTTGGCAAGGCTTGTTTCAAAAACTGCGATTGATGCGGTCGAGAAGGCAGTAGTCGAACAAATGTCAGACCCTAAATACAGAGACCAGCACAGGATTTAGCCTTACCCTTTGTTTCAGGAGCGGCACACTAACTCGAAACAAAGGACCAACAATTGACTCAAGAACCAGAGATCGTACTGTCTACCGAAGAACCATTTCTTCGAGTAAGCGCCTCCTCTAACCCACAGAGCGTTGCATCAGCCATCGCCCACGCAATCTACGACAAAAAAGAAGTAAAACTTCGTGCCGTAGGCGCTGGAGCAGTAAACCAAGCAGTTAAGGCAATTGCGATTGCTCGTGGTTATGTAGCCCCTCGTGGCATGGATCTATCCTGTATTCCAGGATTTACCACTATTGAATCTCGTGACGGAGAAATTTCCGCCATTGTATTCGCCATTACAGCCAACTAATTCAGTTCTATCCTTGTACCTAGAGTAAGGAGTCACAATGGCAAATTGGACATCAATGGGTCACGCAATGCGTCGTCGCATGGGCGCACCCTCAAACCATCTAGAGTCAGCAGGTAAAAGTATGAGCAGAAATAACATGACACCTGAAGAAGTTATTGCTTCTGCAGAACATGCAAACAGCCCACGTAAGTACGTTGGACAAATGTCAAATGTAGCAAACGTAAGTGGTGCACCTCTCAAGGGCACACTAATGGCTAAGAAGAACACACAAGCAGGAGATCCTACTGCAGGTGGCAAGGCTAATCGCAAGAATGTTCTTGTGAACAATGCCGCTGCTTCAGAGCGTATGGGTGCACGCTACGTTATCGGTGCAAACTTCCCAGCAGTTCACCAATCAGAAATTGGTGCAACTATGATGAACGCAAAGGTTATTCCTTCAGTAGCAGGTCGTCAAAATCCTAACTTCCAAAATGGAATGGGTTCTTCCTACTAATGTCTTCACCCATCTCCTCTACTCAGTTTAAGGGGACTGCCAATGTTGAGGCTCCCCTTTCACTAAGTAAGACCACTACAGGATCATTGGCACAGCAGACTGCTTGGCGCAGTCCAGCAGGTGCTCCATTAAGTTCCCGTAATCGTGGTACAACATTAAGTTGGGGTGATGAACAATCCTCCAATCCTCTTCCTAAATCTGATAAGGGCATGGGACGCAACGAGGAGGAAGAGTAATGGCTGGTGGTCCAAACAATTATTCACCATCACAAAACTGGCAATCACTAGGTGGTAACGGTCTTTACGGTTACAACAACCAAGGTGGTGCAGGAACTCCTGTAGCCCGTGATGAGATGGATGCGTCACGCATTGGCGTTGGTCGCATTCCTTCAGCAGAATACCCAGATGGTTATCTAGGAACAATTCGTTCACGTCGTGATGATCGTTTATTAGACTCGATTAAGAATCGTGTCAATCAAAAAGCCTATCAACGTGGCGTACATAAGGGTGAGCGTATTGAGCCATCTATGTATTTTTGGCCTCAAGGACTTACTGATATGTCAGGTATTGAACGTCAAATGGCTGCACGTCCTGTCGCTATTAATGGCGTAACACAATTTATGATTCCTCGTAATGCGCCACAAATGCAACTTACTCCTGCACCTCACCTTGTTAATGATGGCAAGGCTAACACACAGGCAGAAGAACCTGGTCAGATTGATGCTCGTCGTCAAACAATGCTTGCTTACTTACGACCTGCGTGGGCATAATGGCTAAAACATCTATCAAAATTGATTCTAAAAACTCTAAGTTGATGACGGCTAATCCTGTTTCAGGAAAAGTTATTTCAACAACTAGTCGCACAACGGATACTTGTGCACCTGATTGTCCCTTCATTGACGGGGGATCACACAATGATATTGAAGGTAAGCCAATTTGCTATGCTAATGAAAATCTAGGTCGTCCTAGTATCTTTCAACACGCAGAGAAGTATGGCGTTCAAGACACTTCTAGTGCAATGGAAAAATTGCAATACGGTGCTCCTAAAGGATCTGCTGTTCGGCACCTTGTTTCTGGCGACGTAGCAAGCGAAGGCGATGACTATGTTCGTCACGCTAATTCGCTTCATGCTGCTCGTAAAGACTTGCAAGGATGGGGATACACTCACAACTGGCGAAATATGAACCCAGGAGAAGTAAAGGGTTGGACTCTTAATGCTTCTACCGAGTCAACACGTCAAGCAGAAGAGGCTGTAAATCGTGGATGGCAAGCAGTTATTGAGTCTCCTAAAGGACAAGAACTTGCTGGATCACGTATTGGTGGTCGCAAGGTTGTTGCTTGTCCAAATCAATCAACTCATGGCAAGGTAGGTTGTGCAGACTGTAACTTATGTCGTGCAGATACTCCAACTCGCCCTATTGTTGAATTTACTATTCACGGTAAGAACACTAAAAAAGTTTCTCAAGCAGTAACCAATGTACGTCAAGCAGAGACCCGCCCTTATGTTGCAGATGCATCTGGAAAGATGGCAAGCCTTGTGGCAGATCGTCGAGCAGCAAAGGCAGATCATTTCAAGGCTGGCTTTTCGGATAGAGGCTAATTGTGACTCAAAAAGTTGATGGTGTATACGACCATACTAAACCTTGGAGAGCACCGATCCAACCAGATCAGGTAGCAAAAAGATATTCTTACCAAGGACCGTGGGCTTCCAATATGGAACGCCTTACTCAACAAGCCCTTATGGTGATGAACATCCCTGGAGCAGATATCCAAGCAATGGTGAAAGCGCCCCTTCCACAAATTCGTCTATTCCCAGATCGTTATGGGTACGGAGATCGTTCTCAACCAGGCATTGAAGATATTGTCAGTATTGACCGTAAGTACGCAGAGCCACGAGTATCATGGTACTCAGGTGGTGTTGCTGGATACTCAGGATCTAGCCGTAATGATTTGGGGAATAACTAATGGATGATGGCGACGGCATGATGATTATGGAGTTGCAGGCAAAACAAATTGCCGATAATGCAACTCATTACAATGGATCAGCACCCTGCCCTACTTGCGGTGTAATTATGAGTCCTGTTGAATTTATGCAGAATCGTGGTCACTGTATGTCTTGTCTATCACAAAAGCGTATAGCAAGAATAAAAGGTGGAATGGCGTAATGGCAGGGTTTATGTCTGCCCCCCTTTCTGGGTCTCAATTAGCAAACTTAGGTTTAAGTTCTTCACAAACTGCAGGTCTTGTGGGGAGCATGAGTAGTACAGGTGTAACTTCCTCCCAAGAATCTTTGTTTGCTCAAAGCATGAACTTTAGTGCACTTGGTCAAAATATGAGTAACATGGGTATGACTCCTGAACTTAAAACTTCGATGAGTAAATGGAACACCGAGTTTTCTAAAATGAGTAAAAAAATGCAATCTTTGGGTATCAACTCTTCACAAACTTCTTCTTTAACAGGTATTACAGGTCAATCTGGAGCACCTAATATCGCAACTACGCCTTCTTTTCAACACATAAAAAATCCTCACTTCAATACTCGAATGACTTCTACTATTGGAAAAATGAAAAAACTTGGGCATAAATAACATGCCTACAGTTTCTGGTGCACAATTTAACTCTCAAAGTATGTCAGGCATAGTAGGTGCAGCAACTGTAGGTTCTGCCAATATGAATGCACCTGTGCTGCAACAACCTGGATCGGTACTTCCTTCAAAATCATCCATGAGCCAATCTAATTGGAATCTTGCAAATAATGCAATTGGTGCTATGAGAAACTCTGGAAGAAATGATTCTTTTATTCAAAGCCATCTCAGCACTGAAATGGCCATGCAAAGTCGCAACTGGGGCTTAACAGACACTCAAGGCGCTAAAGCAGGAGCCATGATTAACAGTGGTCGATCAGGCCAACAAGTAGCCAGCGCTTTAAGCACTCCTCAATTCCAGCCTACAAAACCAATGACTGCGCCATCAATGGCTAGTTCCAAACCTCCAACAGCCTCTAGTGGTATATCCTATAATACATTCATGTAAAATGGTCTTCGATCTAACGGTCAGCCCGTTGACTTTAGCAAAGCATTTTAAGGAGAATCGATATGGCAAGCGACTTCAACTTTGATCCAAAAGACATTCAAGGAATGTTCAATGATCGTCGTGGAACCCGTATTCAGGCTCAACAATCCCTTCAAGCAAGTCTTAAAGATTACCAACGATCTCAACAAGCACAAGGCCCTAAAGACCAGTATCCTAAATTCCCTAGACCACCAATGGCGAGGTAAAAATGGCAGTTAATTCATCACGTTCAATGAATCGTTCTCTTGACGAGGGCACTACAGACGGCAAGTATCGCAAGGCTCGTCCCGATACTGAAGTTGGTATGGGATCAGAAGATACCCTCAACAATCGTCAATCACTTCATCCTTTCTACGGCTATGGGTTCCTCACTTCTGAGTATCCTAACAAAGTAAATCCAGGTAAGTAACTATGGGTCTATTTAATCGATTTGTTCCCAACAGAGCAAACGACACACGTCGTGTAGCAGATGTAAATAAAAATATTATTCCCACTATTCAAGGTGGGCGACCAAACCCTGCAATGCACGCTCAACGTAACAATGCTGAGTATTTTATTAAAACTATGCGTGCCGCTCAACAAGATCCTTATCATTTTGCATCAGGCTCACAAATGCCTACACCACCAAAGACAGGCAAGTAATCGTGGCTAACGTTCCCAATCGTGCTAATGATCCAAAACGCAAAGCACTTGACGTAAACGATCGTAGCATTCCTTGGGTAAAACGTTACCCAGACGCACATATGCATACAGACCACATTGATCCTAAGTATGGGTATGAGTTAAACGAACACGGCGAATGGTCCGATCCAGAAAAAGAAGACGCTGCAGCAGAAATGCACCTAAACACTAAAGACTGCAAAGGTACAGGATGCATTTTTCCTACTCTAAAAGGTAAAGAACGTCATCCTTATCAAAACGACGAGTTCTCGGCTCTTCAATTCATCTAATGGGCAATAAAAACCTGAGTGCATCTCAATTTCGTAAGGGTTTCCTTAAAACTTATATGCAGAAACCTTTAAATGAAGATCCTAGTACAAACGAAGAATTTATGTACGAAATGGGTGGACCAAAAGCACTTGCTCAACATAGGTTACGACGGTTACACACTGATCTTGGAATCTCATTAGAAGGGTCTACATACAGTACTCATGGCTAAAGGTAGAGGCGGAAAGGGCGGTGGCTCTCGTAATGATGCTCGCAAGTGCGGAAAAGCGTCTAAACAGAGCCCTAAATCTAACATCAGCAAAGGTAAATCTTGCTGTGGATATTCTTTAAAAAGACGTGACCGTTTAAGCCACGAAAGAGGACACAGGAAACTAGATTTAACCTCCTAGCACTATAAGGAGCATAATGTCTAACGTACCTTTACTGGGTCAAAAAGAAACACCAGCAAATGAGCCTATGTTTCGGCTTTTATTCTGTTTGGTTTGTCAAACACTAGAAGAGTTGCCACCATATGAAGGTGAGCCAGAACTCGATCACCTACTTGCTATTGCAGTAGAGTCTCATGTATTCCCATCAGGAGAACCACATAAAGGCAAATTGTTCGTTCTTCCCTTACGAGCATGGGCAAAACCTGAGTCTAAAAAAGAAATTATTCGTCAGATTAAAGGCGGTGGATCTGCTGGTCTTGCAGAGGTTGATGATACCTTTTATGAATCCCGTTCCACATTTATGGAAGGCGCTATGGAGTGCTACCAACGCCATAACAAGCCAAAAGACGGTTGTGCTGACTGGCAAGATAAGAGTAAACTTCTCATACCTAATACTGTTAAAGAACGTAAGGCTGAAGGAATGTCTCGTTATCAAGACGAAGCAGGACCAAAGACTTACCTCTGTAACTTCTGCCCAGTATCAATTGCTGTAAACCAACGTAAACAAAAACTACTAGAAGGACGACCATGACCGAAGAAACTACACCAGTAGAAGAAACTATTGCAACTGAAGAAGTAGAAACAACACTTACTCCAGACGTTGTTACTGTACACGCTGCCTATATTGTTGTCATCAATCGTGATGGCTCATTAAGCACAACAGTAATTCAACCAGCAGGAATTAAGCCAATCACTGTAGAACGTGTAGCCTCAGTCTACGATGTTTTACAGGCCAGCAAGGAAGTAGCATCTGACATTGAAGGTCAACTTCTTGCAGATCGTGTAGCAAAGCGTGTTATTGCATCCATGACTCCTGCGGATGAAGATGCTGAAGCAAAAGCACGTATTGCACAGGCGTTAGCAGACCGCAAGGCTGAATAACACCATAAACTAGGGCTATGCGCCCAGATGGATTAGATCGAGTAGTCGGACCTGTCAGTCTTGAAGGTTCGGCTACTTCGTATTTCTCAGCACCAGAGCAGGAACTAGACCCTGAACTATTCTCTGGTACCCACCTTAAGGGATGGGTTCGTAATGGGCTCCTTCATATCCTTTTTGATTTTCTCAATGAAACTTATCGTCATCCTGATCTTTGGACAACTGTATGGCTTGCAGGATCTGGTGTCTCTTATCAGTGGTCTGCTGCTCGTGAGCCAGGAGATCTAGATGTTCTTATCGGAGTAGATTACATTCAATTCCGTAAGGCTCATCCAGAGTACATGGGTCTTGGCGATACTGAGATCAGCAAGATGCTCAATGAAGATTTTAGAAATGAATTACAACCAGATACAGAGGACTGGAATGGTTACGAAGTAACTTTCTATGTTAATCCTGGAGCAACTGATATTAGATCCATTCGTCCCTATGCTGCTTACGACCTAACTCACAATGAGTGGACTGTGTTCCCTGAAAAGAACACCGCACCTAAGCAGCCTGTATGGGACACAATGGCAGAACGTGATCACACTATGGCTATTGATATTGTTACTCGTTACTCCAAGGCGTTGACTGATCTACAAGGATCTCAGAACGATGCTGCTCGTCGCAATGCTGAGTTTCGTTTGCAACAGTCTTTAACACAAGCATCCATGTTATTTGAAGACATTCATTCCTCACGTCGTATGGCTTTTAGTCAACAAGGTGCTGGATACTCTGACTTCTATAACTATCGTTGGCAAGCAGGAAAGAAGTTAGGTACTGTACCCGCACTTCGCAGGTTACACGACTATCTTGATACTTACAAAAAGAATGAAGCACACCAGACTTACGGCATAGAACTACCAGACACTCAGACACTAATCAGGAGAGCAGCGACTTACCGAGCAAAGGGATAATACTTGAACATCTTACTATCACTAGACGGCGTACTAAGTTCGGATACTGGAGAACCAATCCGATCAGGAGTAATGCTTTACTATGCTTTGAACATCAACAACCGAGTGGCTTTAGTTACTTCTCGAACAGAAGAAGATGCCAAGCAATGGCTCTTCTCTCATGGAATCATCAACTATGACGACCTGATTGATGCCTCCTATGGCTTAGAGGGCGAAGATATAAAAAAGCGTCAGTTCATAACAAGTCGCAGTCATGCTCCTGTGGAGTTCTACGTTGATAATGATCCTGCTATGTGTGCTTGGGTATTTGAGAACCAAGGTATCCCTGTAATGCTTGTGGCAGACCCAGGTTACCAGCCAGTAGAAAAACGCCCTGATGCTCCAAAGAAAGTCAGAGCGTGGAGCGAAATAGAGACTGCTGTCAATCGAGTAAACGTTGCTCGTTCACAGATGGCTTCTGCTCCTAAAGATGTCGATCTCTGGCAAGACTAATGCAACTTATTTTTAATGGGACTGAAGTTGGTTCTAACCGCACCCTTTTAGAAGGAATGAATATTGAGTCGATGGGACTCAACTATTGGGGTCTTCGTAAGCGTGGATTGCCTAAGACTAAAAAGTGGTTAATCTCAGAGCATTTTCTACCAGAAACCAAAGTTTACATCGAATCGGGAGCATCCCAAGCAGACAAGGCGGGACTGAGTCGCCAAGAGTTACTTGACCTCGCAGCAGACTACCAAGAGTTCCTTGTGGATAACGCAGACCGAGCCACCGCTTTCCAAGAGTTTGATTCCCTAGTATTGGGTCAAGAATGGGTAGAAGCGCAAAGACCTTTTTTCAGTAACGACCCTAAACTATGGGTGGTATGGCATAAAGAGTATGGACTAACTAACTTAAGGGCCCTGGCTGCAAGTCACTCTAACGTCCTCATCCCTAATGATGAGATCGAGGAAGTAACTAACTTGGCGGCCCTCACACGGTCTTACATAAGTCAGTTTGAAACTAACTTTCACGCCCTTGGTTGCGCCAAGCCAGACAACCTCAGACAGATACCATTTGTGACTGCCAGCACATTGTCATGGCTATCACCTATGAGACGAGGCGAAACAATCATCTGGGATGGTATGAAGTTAGTCCGTTATCCCAAGAAAATGAAAGACCAAGCCAGACCTCGTTACAAGTCAGTTCTTGAGAAGGCAGGGCTGGACTATTTGGCGTTTGTGCAAGATAGTACCCTCGAATCGACTAGAGTAGCCATCTGGTCATACAAGCAAATGGAGTCCTCAATGGATAAGAAATCACCAAACTTCCACATCATAGATGGGGGTAAAGAGGAGAAAGTATCTGATAACAACGACACCCTGTATACTGGGTTAATGATGGAATTAGGGGGTATACCTTCTGATAACAGTGGTGTTGAAGTGCGGAAACAATCGGCTGCAGAAGTCATCCAAAGAGACCCTGAAGAGATGCAAAACCTACCAGTTTTTGGGTTCAAAACCAAAACAATCGTGGAAACTGATGAAAATGGCAAAGACATTCTTCGAGATGTTCCTGTCGTTCACACTCAACAAAACTCTCTTCGCCAATGCAACACTTGCTTTGTAGCGTCCAATTGTCCTGCCTTTAAGCCAGATAATCAATGTGCTTTTAACCTTCCCGTAGAAGTAAAAACTAAAGATCAACTTAAGAGTTTGCTCACTGCAATGATTGAAATGCAAGGGCAAAGAGTGGCTTTTATGCGCTTTGCTGAGGAAATGAACGGCGGTTACGCTGACCCTAACTTGTCTCAAGAAATCGATCGTTTATTAAAGTTAGTCGGTAATGTAAATGAGATGGATCAGAATAAAGAGTTTATTCAGATTACTGCAAGTCGTCAATCTTCGGGTGGAGTCCTCTCTGCAATCTTTGGAGACAGAGCACAAGCCCTTCGTGAATTGCCCGAATCTCTAAAAGAGGATAGTGTTACGAAAATTATTCAACAGTCTATTGAGGAATAGTTTTATCTGATAACAGTAAGTGGAGGGACGTGGATCAAGGTGGAGGGGCGTTTACCCTTTTGTCCTTTGCAAAACCACTCCACCAAGTTAACAAGTGCATAATAGGTTTTAAGGCATCACAATAGGACACCCGTTGAGGGGTATTTGAACAATTCGAGAAATAGGGTAGATATATGACAAAGTTTTCTTTCAAGTTAGCCGATGAATTTGTGGCTCCATACAAGACCAAGAAAGCCCCCTTTGGGTATAGGGATGCTGCTGGCAACTCAGTAGGAGAGATCACCTTTTTACGCACCTATTCTCGGTTGAAGGAAGATGGTACGAAAGAAACTTGGGTTGACGTATGTGAGCGAGTCATCAATGGAATGTACTCCTTGCAGAAAGACCACGCCAAGATCAACCGCCTACCTTGGTCAGATGCTAAGGCTGCTTCCTCTGCTAAGGAAGCCTTTGATCGACTATGGAATTTGAAGTGGACACCGCCAGGACGAGGCTTGTGGGTTATGGGTACTCCACTAGTCAATGATCAACGCAACTCAGCAGCCCTACAGAATTGTGCATTCGTATCAACAGGATCGATGACAAAGACAGATCCAGCAAAGCCATTCGCTTTCTTGATGGAAGCATCCATGCTTGGGGTTGGTGTTGGGTTTGACGATAAAGGAGCCGATAAGGAGTTTGTAATCTATGAGCCAAAAACCAATAGTGCCTATGAAATCCCAGACACACGAGAAGGATGGGTTGAAAGTACCGCATCGCTCATCAATGCTTACCTCAAGCCAGATCAGGCGTTACCATCGTTTGATTACAGCCAGATCCGTCCAGCAGGCGAACCGATCAAAACTTTCGGAGGAACTGCTGCGGGACACGAACCACTCCTAAGACTTCACGAGCACATCGTCAAGATGTTCTCTGATCGTGCTGGTCAAAAACTTACTCGTAGAGATATCGCTGACATCGGTAATATGATCGGTGTCTGTGTAGTGAGTGGCAATGTTCGTCGTTCTGCTGAACTTTTGATGGGTCGCCTTGATGACCAAGAGTTCCTTGATCTTAAAAACTATGAGAAGAACCCTGATCGCATGGAGTTTGGTTGGATGTCCAACAACTCTGTTGAAGTAACTGTTGGTCAGGATCTGGATCCGATCATCGAAGGTATCTCTCGCAATGGAGAGCCTGGAGTTATTTGGATGGATATGAGTCGTAAGTATGGTCGCCTTGCTGATCCAATCAACAACAAGGACTGGCGTGTCGTTGGCTATAACCCTTGCGCTGAACAATCTCTTGAATCCTATGAGTGCTGTACTTTGGTGGAGACGTACTTGAATCGCCACGACAACATCGATGACTTCAAGAGAACTTTGAAGTTTGCTTATCTTTACGCCAAGACTGTAACTCTCCTTCCAACTCACTGGGAAGAGACCAACGCAATCATGCAACGCAATCGCCGTATTGGTACTTCTGTTTCTGGTGTGGCTAACTTTGCAGATAACAAGGGTTTGCCAATCCTTCGTCAATGGATGGATGAGGGTTATGAAGTTATCAAGTCTTATGATAAGTCTTACTCTGAATGGCTTGGTATTCGTGAATCGATCAAGATGACAACTGTTAAGCCTTCTGGAACTGTGTCGATCCTTGCTGGAGAATCTCCAGGAGTTCACTGGACTGTTGGTGGCAAGTTCTTTGATCGTGCTATTCGTTTCTCTAATACTGATCCTATGCTCCCCCTATTCAAGATGGCTAACTACCGAGTAGAACCCGCCAATGAATCTCCTGATACTACTTCTGTTGTCTTCTTCCCAGTAAAGAGTGAGGCTAAGAGATCAGAGAAGGATGTAAGTATCTACGAGAAGATGGCACTTGCGGCTACTGCTCAACGTTACTGGTCAGACAACTCTGTATCTGTAACTATCTCTTTTGATCCTACTGCTGAGGCTTCGGCTATTGGTACGGCTTTGCATATGTATGACGGACAACTTAAGACTGTTTCCTTCTTACCTATGATGGAAGGCACTTACCCACAGATGCCTTACACTCAGATTACTGAAGAGGCTTTTAATGAGGCTTTGATGACACTTATGCCTATCGATCTTGCTGGTGTCTATGCTGGTATGGCTTCTGATGCTATTGGTGAGGCTTATTGCACCACCGATGCTTGTGAAGTTAAGTTAATTAAAGATAACCAGTAACGCTTCTGGTATTGCTTTGGCTTTAGCCCTGCCTTTTGGTGGGGCTTTTGCTATTGCTTATGCTTCTGCTATGACTTCACATTCTGCTATGTGTGTCTTCTGAGTTTTCTTGCCGTATAAGGCTTCTAACTCAAAGTGTCTTCTGTAGACCATTCTGTCTTGGGATAAACCTAAATCTTTATCGCAGATAGGGCAAACGAGAATGTACTTTCCTTCTAACATTTTGTAATTGAGGGGAGCAAGTAACTTCCAGTAGAGGGCCTCAGCCTCCAGGCGAGTTACTTCAGGTGCTTTCTCGTATTGAGATTTTTGATATTCTTTTTTGCTAGATACGTGGGAATAGAATTGCTCAGGATTCCTGTGCTGTGAAGAATCGGGGTATCCTATTTTTTCTTTTGGATACTTTGATGCTTCGTAATGATCTTTGCCATACATACGCCTTCTCCTATTGCTTTTAAGATAGCCCCCTCTTTCGAGGGGGCTTCTCTACCGCCTTCTGCTATTGCTTTTGCTTAGGCTTTGCTTTTGCTATCGCTTTTGCTTTGGCTTTACCTTTTGGTATCGCTTTTGCTATTGCTTTGGCTTTTGCTTTGGCTTTATGCGCCTGATTGGTAGTCGCTTTGTCAGGGTATTTTTTCATCCAGTATTTGACTACTGAGGTATGAATACCTTTCCATGCACTCCAGTTTTTGCCCCCGTTACTCATGTGATAAGCAATTTGAGCATTTTTTACAGGGTTCAGAAGTTCAGCGTTACTTGCTAAACCGTATTTAGCCCTACGATCCACACCTAACTGACCGAGCATATTGACTTGGAAGATTCCATAAGAGTTATCTCCAGTCTTTCGGTTCCCATTGTGGTTGAGAGGGTTCCCATGTGATTCTTTCTTAGCAATCGCCCATGCTTCTTTGAGGTGCGATCCCTCAAAGCCCACCGCCCGTAATAGACCCACGAGTTGCTGATCCGAAAGGGAATCGGCGTTCTCATAGACTCTTAATGCTGGTAGTGCTTCGGCTTTGCTAGGGGCTACGGCTGGTGTTGCCAGTCCGATCAGCCCTGCGGTTACTACTCCTGACACCGAGATAGTTCCAAGTGCCAGCCTTGCTTTTGATATTGCTTTCATAGTTGCATCACTCCAAGTAATCATTGGCGAGTTCACCTGCCTTTGATCGCTGGTTGCGGATTCGATGTAAGTATCGTTCCGTAGTTTTAATCGACTGATGACCTAGCCGTTCCTTGACCTCATGCACATCTACGCCGTTTTTTAGTAACTGCGTAGCGTTTGCGTGTCTGAGATCGTGAGTTCGGGGTTGCCAATCGATTCCTGATTTGGCTATTGCTTTATTCCAAGTGGTTCTCCATACATCACGAGATAAGTGGCTCGTTTCATTAGTGGTATGGCTTTGCTTTTGGTATGGCTTTGCTTTTGCTCTTGCTTTGGCTCGATACTTACGCACCGACTCCTTGCATAGATCACATCTGCAATTACCATGCCCATAGGCATAAGTCGTTCCATGCTGGAACTGTTTTCCCGCCTTCTCGAATGGTCGAGTAGGCATTGGTTCTCGTGAAGGTTTAATTTTACCTGCTGGTAGCACTAGTGCCTTTGAGAACAGTAAGTGATCTTTTCCTAGTGCTTTTGCGCTGACATACGCCTTAATCTCTTGTAATAGGGCTTTACTGAGCGTGATTGATCGCTTATGCCCTGACTTAGTGGCTTCTATAACCATGATTCTTGATCCATTTTTGGTGTTACTTATGCCTACATCGCTGGCTCTGCGCTGGACATAGACCTCACCTGACTTAAAGTTAAAGTCCTTAACTCTGATCTCACTTGCTTCCCCGAATCGACACCCACTAGCGATCAGGAACTTAGCGAATAGTTGCGCCCCCTCAGTAGGCAGGTGGATCAAGATTTTCTTAAATTCTTCAGGATCAACCACATTCTGAAAGTCGGAACTAACTTTTTTAATCTTCAGACCATGTGTTGGGTTACTTGTGGCTTCTTCAGCATCGACTAACTCCTTAAAGGCTGATCCAATCGATGCTTTTACTTGCCCTATGGTGGCTGATCCAACGCCCTGTGATCTCAGATCATCAAGTAACTCTTTAACCACCCTACGATCGATCTGATTCAGCCTTTTACGCCCGATCTTAGGCAGGACATGAGTTCTCAGGACTGATCCATAGCCCTTCTTGGTGATCGGCATGAGATCAGCGTTGGGAAGCCAGCGATCCACGAAATCGTTCAGGGTCATATTCGCCCTAGAAGGCTGATCTGAGCCATTCTCTTGCGCTTTCATGGCGTGGTAAAGGGCTTCGGTTTCATTCGCCCATGTGCCAGCAGATAGGCGTTTGCCACCCTTGCGGTAATAGCCCGTATAACGATCCCCACGCTTAACTACATACGCCATGATTCCCCCCTCTCACTTGTTACTAGCCAGTAAGTTACTGGTGAGTAAGTTACTCGCCAGTAACATCGAAGTCAAAATAAAGCCCCCTAGCCGAATTGACTAGGGGGCATTTAGATCACTACATAGAGGCTGGCGAATTACCTATTGTCTGTTATGTCCGAATTGAGTAACTCGGATATTGATCTGGGGCTGATCTAAGTTAGATCACAATCTGGCTCGATCTTGGATCGCTCTTTGACCCATTCATCAATCGTGGATCGCTTCCATGCTGGCGTTCTCCCGATGTATTGATCGGGTTGCGGAAGGGTGTTGCGCCTTCGATGTGTGTAAAGCGTGGAGTATTTCAGCCCCGTTACTTTTACGAGATCGGCGTTGGTGAGCCATTCGTCGTTCATGTTTGCCCACCGCCTTTAGTTTGATCCGTTTCATAAACCCTCTTTCCTTGATCAATGTGGAATCGAATCTGAGAATCAAAGTCCACCCATACATAGGGCAGATCATTAGTTATATCGAATGAATAGTGATCCGAATCTTTTCGTTTCAGATTACTTTGATGTGATCTATGGATCGCACTATCGCCCCACCATTCAGGTAGTCCTGTTGCTGGTAGATCAGAATGGAGAGCGATGAATTTCGGTCGCAGGGTGTCCTTATAGCCCCTACTGATCCATTCATCGCAGATCGCTATCCCATACTCGCATAGAGCCTTCTCGTGTCCTCTCCACATCTGACTAGCAGGGTGGTTGATCCAGCCTTTAGTCAGCCCTAGAAGGGCTTGGAGAATCTGCCACGCTTCTACTCGTTGCTTGCCCAATCTTTTATAGTCGAGCACCTGAGCAGATCGAGTGAAGTCAGCATAGGGAACGAATGTATTAACCATTCTTAACACCTGCTCTTTGATTACGGCGTTTGATTCTTGCTCTTTCGATCTCAGTAAGTCCACCGAATACGCCATAGTTACTTTGAGTAGCAAAAGCGAACGATAGACATTCTGCCGTTTTAGTGCATCGATCACAGATACTTTTTGCTAGAGCAATCTTTTCGTGATCCATAGAATCAGGAAAGAATGTGTCAAGATCAGCCTTCTGACATGGCACATCTACGAACTTAAACTCGCTCATAATTTATCCTTTCCTATTAGTTTTTGCTTGCAGTTAAAGCACATAAAGATCATAGGTTCACCATAAATATCATTCACCATACGACCTGATGTTTTTAATCCTTGCTGACCGCAATAGTCGCAAGTGTCTAGTTGATCAGGAGTAACTCTGATCGCTTCTACATATCCCATTATTTAACTCCTTCCGAAAAGGTATCGTGGAAGCAAGGTTCGCAGATCAGCGATCCTTCTTGCGGATACATATCTGATACTCGATGTTGATCCCCACATAACCAGCAATCACGCTGATCTCTTTGCCTAGCCATTACACTTCCCCCAATTCTGATCCGTCAGAATCTCTGATTGTGATCTG